AATGTACTCTGAACTTATAGGAAACTATAAGAAGTATAGGATAAAGAGCCTATACGATAACAAAATGTATGCAAATTGTACAAGCGTTGGCAGGATACACAATGGGTGAAGCTGATATTCTTAGACGTATTATCGGTCGTAAAGAATTAGATAAAATTAATACCGCTGTTGATGAATTTGTAAAACGTGCAGGTGAGAAAGGTATTACAGAAGATGTAATCAGACCTATTGCTGACCAAATGATTGCGTGTGGCTCTTATGTATTTAATAGAGGTCATAGTGCTGCATATGGATTGACTGCTTGGCGATGTGCGTACTTAAAAGCACATTATCCAGAATTGTTTTACGCATCTATATTTGATAACAACTTTGGTGATAAAGAAAAGCTATCTGTATTTATTAATAATGCTAAACAGCATGGCATTCAAGTAGTCCCGCCTGATATCTACGGTGATAAATTATGTACAACAGCTAAAAATACAGTATGCTTAGGTATTGGTGCTATAGCTGGTTGTGGTAATATTAAATCGTATGAATATGCACGTGGTAAAGAGTTCCTAGAAAAGAATGTATCAATGAATTTAACTCAGTTAAAAGGTTTGATTTATAGTGGTGCAATTGATGATGGTGATGATAGAAATGACTATATTCAATACGTGCAATGGTTAAAAGATAAACGTAAATCTAAGGGCGAATATAAATTCGATGCTAATTCTAAAGATAATTTAAGCAAAGGTGCTATGGAATTAAAAGCATTAGGATATACATTTAATAGTATTTTTGATGAATACGATACAAGTATATGCGTAGGTAATGTCGTGCCTGCTATTATTCTTTCTGTAACTGCACGCAAAACTAAACATGGCAAACCTTATGCTTTTATTACCGCACAGACGAATTCAGGTGTGGAAAAGTTAGTAACCTTTGATGTTGATTTTACTAAGCTGACGAAGGGAACGGTACACGCACTACGAATTAGCAAGGGGGTCATCACCGATGCCTGTCAGCTTGACCGCTTGACAGCCTGAGCATGGGGTGGTAGACTGGGTTTGTCCACGAGGGGAGCAAGCCTCCCCGATATCTTATTTTATTAAATGAAAGGATAATGTTATGGGTAAAAAAACAACAAAAGAAATATTTGATGCATTAAAAGAACCATTTCCGCCAGAGGATATCCAATGGCGAATTGGTCAAAAATCAAAAGACGGTAAAAAAGCTATGGTATTACCATATGTAACTAACCGTGCGATTATGGACCGCTTAGATGAAGTTGTTGGACCAGATAAATGGCTTAATAAGTATCATGAAACATCTCGTGGTGGTGATAATGGTTATATTTGTGAATTAACTATTATTGTTGATACCGAAGATGGTCCTCGTTGTTTAACACGTGAAGATGGTGCAAGCTGTACTAATATTGAACCAATCAAAGGTGGTTTATCAGACAGTATGAAACGTGCGGCAGTACAATTTGGTATTGGTCGTTACCTTTATAATTTAACTGAAAGTTGGGTTAATCTTGGACCTTATAATAAATTTGACCCTCCTCGCTTGCCTTTATGGGCTTTACCTAAAGGTCACCAACAAGTTCACACATCGGTACAAAGCGACGACAATCCTATCTTTAACTCTCACGAAGAACCACAACAAGATGATACTCCTCGATTTACAAAAGGCAAGTATGCGAATAAAGCGATTGCTGAAATCAATGATGTAAATTACTTACGTTGGGTAGTTGAACAATCTAGTTTTGATGAAGAAACAAAGAAACATAGTCAAAAAAGGTTAGGTGAATTAAATGGTTGATAGTGTTGTTGTTGATTTAAAAATATTACATGAACTTAATATTACAGTAGCATTGGTCCATGGATATATCAAACGACGTGCTGAAGAAGATGGGTATGACTTAGCTGGTAAGAAATTTATTAAATTAACTATGCCAGAAATTGCAGAGGGTATTGGTTTTGGTCGCATGACAGCTTGGAGAGGTGTAAAAATCCTTTCTGACCTTGGTTATATTGAGCGTATTGATATTAGAGGAACGCATGGAGCATCTTATGCGGTGATAAAATGAGTGCGAAAAAGTTTAACATTTTTGATGCGATAACACGATTATTCATGCAAAAGTGTACTGACGAACCTGTATTTCTAAAGAGGGGTTTTAACCCCTCCTATTTTAAAATCCGAGCACATTTCTATAAGCAAGATGAAAATACACTAGAAAAGGTGTTAAAATATTTACAAGATAAACCTGAAAAACAAATTATGACATTAACTGAAATGTATCATGATGCTGAACAGTATAGGCTTTACCGTATTAAAAAACACAATGAAAAAGAAATGCGTGGTGTAAAAATAGAAAAAGTAGAAAGTTATAGCTTGGATGATGTTTTAAATCTATGAGGTATATATGAATATAACCGAAACTATAATGCAACAAGTAGATATTATAGACTTTATCGGCAAATATACTAATTTACACCAAAGTGGTCGATATTGGAAAGGGAAGTGTCCACTACATGAAAGTGATGATATATCAGAAACATTAGTGGTATTTCCTGATACTAATTCATTCTATTGCTTTAGTTGTGAGTGTGGTGGAAGTGTAATTAATTTCTTATCAGATAAAGAAAAGATTAGTTATCGTGCAGCTACTGAAATTTTGGCAAATGAATGTAATATTAGTCTTAAAGACAATAAGGAATACCAGTTAGAAGCTAGTGAAGAAATGAGATTTACTAGAGAAGCAGATATGTATCATAAAAATGTAAAGCATATTGCAGATTATTTGCATAAACGTGGTTTATCAGATGATACAATTAATGACTTTAAACTTGGTTTCCATAATGATTGTTTAACAATTCCTCTACGAAATGAACATGGACAGCACGTTAGTTTAGCTATTAGGCAATTCAATAAAAAACCAAAATATAAGAATACACCGAATAGTATCTTGTATAAGAAATCAGGCTTTTTATTCAATTTAGATTTAGCTAGAAAACACATTAAAGATACTCTTTACTTATGTGAGGGTTACATGGATGCTATTAGTGGTCATCAAATGGGCGTTCCAACAGTAGCTTATTGTGGCAGTGAATTACATAAGGACCAGATTAAGAAATTAGGCAATTTCATGCGTAAGGAAATCACGATAGTGATTTGTCCTGATAATGATGAAGCTGGTGTAAAACACCTACCACGTACAAGAGACCATTTTCAAGCCATGTTACCTCGTGTAAATGTTCGTGTTTTGATTATGCCAGAAGAATGTAAAGATATTAATGATTTACTATGTGCAGGGTACAATCTACAAGACTTACCTACTGAACATATTGATATTTTTACAATCAAACAGGTCATTAAACAATACAAGACAATTGAGCAACAATATGTTGTAGCTGAGGCTTTCCTTAAAACAATACGCTCGCCAATGATTAGGGCAGAAGCTATTAAGGCTCTTGGTCAAATTTGGGATAGAGATGTATCTGATTTAAAAGCGTATTTCGATAGTGGAGTATCTGCTGAGGAAGATATTGTTGAGACTTTACATGATGCATCTAGTAGCTTAAATCAATTACGTGATATTTATAAACGTGGTACATATCCAACTCATTTCCAACTATTGGATAACTGTATTGGTGGTATATCCAAAGGTCAAGTGTTGTTAATTGGGGCTTATTCGTCGTCGGGAAAAAGTGATATCGCTATTGAGTATATTTTACGACAGATAGTCCAAAATAAAGCTAATGTGGTATTCTTTAGTTTAGAAATGCCACGTGGTAAAATTATGGAGCGTATCGTATGTAAAATACTGAAAAAGCGTATATCAGAAGTGAAAGAGTTGATTATGGATGGAGACCCAGTTGTCAATCAGGTACTTGAAAAAATTGGTAAAAAGTTGTATATTGTAGATGAGAACAATTTGTCTATGCATGATATTGAGCGTTATATTAATACAATTAATACTCGTAATATCATGGAGGGTGGAGTTGATGTTATTGTCGTTGACTACTTTACATACTTAAAGGGTGCTGGAGATTACGACGGTGCAAGCCAACAAGCTCTTATGATGAAAGGTATTGCTAAAAGATATAACGTAATTTTCACAATGCTATCACAACTCAATCGCAGTGGTAATACATACGAAGAGCCAACGATGAACCAGTTAAGAATGACTGGCGATTTGGAAGCATCTGCTGACTATATTCTTATGATTTGGAGACCTGATAGGGCACCCAACTTATCGTTAGAAAAACAGCAAGAACTTCGTAATATTACACGATGCAAAGTAGAGAAAGCACGTGATGGTATGAATGGTCCACCGATGTTTGAATTAAAATACAACGTACATACTTCACGACTAGAAGAAGTGTTGACAACTGACAATTAATATGATATATTATATATAAGGAGTAGATATGAAAAAGAAAAGAAAAGTAAAGAAGAAACGCATTAAATTTACTAGACAAGATGGCTTTTACTATGATAATGGTAGACATGGTAGCTTATCTAATGGTGATATTAATTGGAGTTATTTTGAATATTAATAAAATGAGGTTTGGTATAAATGCATACACATATATTTAAAAGAACTATGACAGATAAAAATATTGAAGAACTCAAACTTGCTTTACAAGACCCATTAATTTTTATTGACTACCCAATTGATTTTGCTAAAGAGGTTGGTGAATATATGACTAATGATAATGATAATTGGTCTACTTACATTACAAAAGTATTTGAGTGCAATGATGGTCGCATTATCCTTGTAGAATATAGTCATGTTATTGGTCATATAGGACCGCAAAATATTAAAGTCTATTTTTATAAAGAGGATAAAGATGCCATACGTAAATTATAAATGCCCAGATGGAAATTTAATCTATATTGATGAATGCCTTTCTAAATGTAGATTGTGCGGTGAGCGTAATGAAGATGGTGAACTTTGGGTACCTGCTGGTAGATGTATGAGCCTACAAACATTGCGTGCTATTTCAGAACAGCGTAAATGGACAGGTAAACCATCTACTACACAATTACTCAAAGGTACTCGTGAAGTCTATTTAGAACTTACACAAAAGTATCATATTTCACCTAAAGACTCTGTATTCATGTTATTTGGCACAGAAGTTCATGGTGGATTAGAAAGTCATGTGGGTACAGCTCACGGAGAAGTTGCTGAAATACGTATCGAAGATAATTATTCTACTGGTGCGTTTGACTATTATACACCTGAAAATGGTGGCACATTAGTTGATACCAAGACTTATGGTAGCTATAAAGCAGCCCATACGTTGGGATACTATATGGAAAAGGTAGAAACTGATTATATATATAAATCTGGTGCTAAAAAGGGTCAAAAGAAAACTATCAATGTATTACGCAAAGATGGCGTTCATCTACGATTTGATTTAGCCGTACAACTAAATGATTACCGTATGAAGATTGAAAGCAAATTAAAATTGCCAGTAAATAATATGTGTTGTCAAATTCTTGTACGTGATGGTAATACACACATAGCTACTAGCCGTGGTATTACAGAACCAAGTTATTTAGTCCCGATTAATAAAATCTCAGATATTTGGGTCGAAAGATATATGAGAAAGAAAAGTCAGGACTTAATATATGCGTTGGAAAACAACGAAATGCCCCCACCTTGCAGACATAGAGAATGTTGGGGAGGAAGAAAATGCAAGAGTTATTGTAATGTTTGGCAATTTTGCGACAAAGGAAGGGAATTACATGATTAAAGAAAAAGGATTTTTAAAAGCAGTAGTAAAAGAAAATGGTGCCGTTGGTGTTAAGGTTAGTGGTTTATCCATTCAGGATATTACCTCTATCTATTCTGAAATTGTTGCACACGAATTAGGCGTTGATGTTGATGTATTCTATGATGTAATGATTGACCATCTTGAAAAAACAAGTGCTAGCTTTGAAGATGAGCCAGTATATGAAGACCCAAACGAAATGGGTTACGATGCATTTACAGGCGAGCCACTTGAAGATAACTGTATTGAAGAAAGTGGATTGTTTGGTTGTTGCTATGATTTGAATGGCAAAGACGTAGAATTTGATGAATTGCCAACAGAAGTACAAGAATTGTTACTCGGCATTGCGGAGGGTTTAAATGCAGACTAAAGATTTTACCAATAAACTCAATACGATTATCGACCTATTCGTAAAGAAAAGTGAACAATATTCCGATGGTAAAGATATCTTGTCAGCATTCCGTAAGGCTGGTCTAGTTCATGGCGATGGTAGTATTCAATCTATGTTTAATACTCTACTTGTTTATAAGGGTAAGCACGACTTAGCATTAGCTGAAAATGGATTGAAATTACCAGATGCTCAAGAACGATTACATGATATTATTGTTTATTGCGTATTAGGGAGTTTGATGATTGACGAAATGCAAGGTAAAGGCGAATTGCAAAATACCAAAGGATAGTTGTTGGTATTGCGATAACTATAGCTTGTATCAACCAAAAAATCCTAATATTTTATCACCTCGTCAAGAGCAACAAAAACTTGAATACAAATTAGCAAAAAAGGTTAAGAAGCAGACTACAGCAAGTAAGAGAGGTAAGGCTAACCGTCGTAACGGTAGAAAAGCAGAAAATGATTTGCTTAAATATTTACAATCCCTACATCTTACAGTTCATGCGGTACCTGCTTCTGGTGCCTTTAAACTAACGAATGCTATTAAAGGCTACGGAGATAGTGAAATAGCTAAACGTATGTCAGGTGATTTGAAGTGGGATATTGGAGATAAAATATACACTATTGAAAGCAAGCGTGATGTAAATACAGATGGACTATACAAGAAAGCTGAAGATGGTCCTATCCATTATGCAGGTTTTGCGTATATGTTACGTCAGGATTTATTTGAAGCGTTAATCAATAAGGTAGAATTTGGTGATGCAATTCCTAAAGAGCCTAAAGGTTTAAAAAAGATTGAAAAATATTTCAATCAAGATAATAGTGATATGGTTGTTATTAGTAGACCATATTTACCAAGATTATTTTTTATTAAAGAGGAACTATACGATGCAATCAAAAGAGAAAAGACACTTTAATATTACATTAAGCGAAGAAGATATTGTAAGTTTTGATACAGATATTACTAAAGCAAATGTTCTAATAAAAGTTATTGCAACTGCTAATGCTGCTACTATTGATATTCTTACACAAGCAACTAAGCGTGATGATATTGCGGATATCCTTATCCACGAAACAGAAGTAGCATTAATTGAAATGAAAAAAGGTGGTGAAGCCAATGAAGATAGTAAATAAAGATGGTACTAAAATTTTAGAATGCCAATCTATTTTTATCTCTGCTGTTTATGATGATACAGATAAAAATCTAGTAATTGGCTATAATATTAAAGGCTCTTTAGCAAATGGTCGAACAGAAGTTATCGCTAAGTTTGACAGTGAAGATAAAGCGAAGAAAATGATGGGCAATCTCATTATTAAATTCGGTGCTTGTACTGAAGCTATGGAGTGGTAATCGCTATGCAATACGAAGAAATCAAAGAATTGTCTGACGAAATCTGTGAGATGTATAAAACATTACAAGATAATGACGCAGACACAGCATTTTATTTGATGAAAGAGTCCTCCTTATTAATACCTAGTTTTGAAGAATTAGCTCATGAAATTAATAAAAGAGCTTCTGATTTAGAGCGTTTCGCAAAAGCAACACACGCTAAAATCAGCCGTGAAAGTTCTAATAAGGTAACTGAGGGGGACCGTATTGCTACTACACATGAAGAGGTACAGGGTGCTTGGAAAGATTATACACAAACAGTATATAATCAGCGTTTAGTACAAACACAAATTGATTTGTTAAAACGTGTTTATTTTGACTGCAAGATGATTTATGAAAATGTTTGTAGACAAAATCGCACAGTAATACATGAAAAGATGGTGGGGCATACATGACATTCAGAGAATATGAATACGTATCACGAAATGAAAATGCGTTCTTAGAATACTGTATGGAGCAGGCTATGTTTCTTAGGCGTATGGTTGGCGTCCCAGTTAATTTATTGTGTGATGCTGTACAAGGGCAGGCATTGGTAATATTAGATAATGGAGTAGTGGTAGGAAAATATGAGTTCCAAGAATAGAGAAATTAAATTAGGTACACACGTTAATACTCCTGACGGTGAAATACGTGTTGGTTTAGTTAAGTATGACCCCAAAAAAGATGAATATTTTTATTCAGTGTTTGGTAGTAAATCTAAGTGGTATCATGAAAAGGATGTAACAGTATGCGAAAAACAACCGAAAATGCGAAAGAAAAAATTATTAACTTCTGGAAAGAAAATAAAGAAATCCTAGGTGAATTTATTGCTATTTTTGCCTTCGGTTTATTATCTTTACTTCTTTCTATTATTAATTTAGACGAACCACACGGCATTCAAATTATGCTGTGTATTATTTTATTTAATACATTGTGGGCTCAATTCCATGCTCAACGTGCATATTATGCGGTAAAAGATATGAAAGAACAGGAGAAAAAGAAATAATGTTAATTGCACAAGAAGAAAATTTAGTTAGACTACTTAGGCAAATGAAAGATTTAGGATTTGAAAGTTTTGTTATTTTAGATGGTAATCTTAGTATCTTTGGTGAAAATGTCGAGGGTCAGATTATCCATGTGCCTGATATTGTTTTAAAAACACTTTGTTCTTTTTTATTACGACATAAACCACCATATTCAATTTCTAAAATTATTGCAGATATCGAACATGACGTTGTTGGTCCTAATAAGGGTTTTAAATGGTTTGGTTGCGTTCATAAACCAAACAAACTTCGTTTTCGTGAAAGTAAACTAGGTGAAATGGTGTTTACGATGAATGGTATTGTACATTGTAATAAAGGCGATAAAATTATTATCGGTGTAAATGGTGAGCAATATCCATGTGATAAAGAAATCTTTAAATTATTGTATGATGAGGTGTAATATGCAAGTAATTAAACGTGATGGAACACGGCAAGAATATTTAGGTTCTAAAATTGAAAAAGCAGTAGAGAAAGCGATGTTTGCTACATACATGGCAATGGAACCTACTATGTTGGCAGAACCATTTCAAGTGTCTCTACATGTTTGGGATGCAGTAAAAGATTTAAAACGTGATGTATCTATTAGTGAATTAGAAAAAATTATTTATCGGAAACTAAATGACGATGGATATTCTGATGCCGCTATTAAATACATCGAATATAAAACAAAGCGTGATATACAGCGTAGCAAACACAAACTTACAGATGAATTTTTGGCTCAGTATCCTGACTACCCAGAAGAAATGGATGAATTAGCTAAGTTTGTTTATATTCGTACATATTCTCGTTGGTTGCCCGATAAAAATAGACGTGAAACGTGGAAAGAAACCTGTGCTCGTGCTGTTAATGGTAACTGTTCATACCTACCTACAGAAGATGGTGAACCTGAAAAATTATTTGATAATATGTTTTACTTCCGTCAACGTGTTTCTGGGCGTATGTTGTGGATGGGCGGTACTGAAGCATTAGATAAAACACCATTAGCGGCATATAACTGTTCTGGTATGGTAATGGATAGCCTGAAAGCATTTGAGGAATTATTCTATTTACTCATGGTTGGGACTGGTGTTGGTTGCCGTGTATTAAAGGAAGATATTGCGAAACTTCCTCGCTTCCATACAGACAAAGAAATTTACCATGTGAAAACTCCTGTTCCACAAGGCTCGACATTAGAACATACAAATGCTAAACGTTATGGCAATAGTCTTGTTATTACTGTTGGCGATAGTAAAGAGGGTTGGTGTGAAGCATTAGGTGAATATCTCAACGGTATGACAGATGTAACACTTCATTCTATCTCTTTAGATTACAGCTATATCAGACCGCAAGGTGCTCCACTTAAAACCTTTGGTGGCTATGCTAGTGGCTTTAAATCTCTTAAAGAGATGTTTGATAAGCTACATAAGATTATCACTAAAGAAAGTACTGACGGTAAACTTAGACCTCTCAATGTATCTGATATGTGTAATATCATTGGTCAGAATGTAGTAGCTGGTGGTACACGCCGTACTGCTGAACTTATCTTATTTAGCCCTGATGATGAAGAAATGTTACATGCTAAGGAAAACTTGGACCCAGAACATTACTTCCGTTATATGTCCAATAACTCTATGTTCTTAGAAGAAAAGCCTAGTAAAGAAGAATTGCGTAAGTTAATGCTCTCCATTAAAGAAACGGGTGAACCTGCGTTCGTGAATGTTAAGGCGGCTAAAGAACGTCGGTCTGATTTTGCTATTGTAAACCCTTGCTGTGAAATTATGTTGACAAATAAAGCTGTGTGCAATTTAACCAACATCAATATATCCAAGTTTATTGATGAACGTGGTAATGTAATGATTTCTCAGCTTAAAGAAGCCTGTAGATTATCTGCACGTGCTTGTTATCGTTTAACGGAACCTGAATTAGAAATTCCTAGCTGGTCTGAAATTCATCGTAGAGATAGATTAATTGGTTGTTCTATTACAGGTTGGCAAGATGCTGTATCTGGTAATTTAAGCAAATCTGACCAAGAAGCATTACTTATGCTGATGAAAATGTGGATTAATGAAGCTGCAAATGAATACGCAGATGAAAATCAATCTCCTCGCCCTGTATTGTATACTACAGTACAACCAGATGGTACAGGCGGTTTGATTAGTAATTGCTCCGCAGGTGTTCATTATAATCACTCGCCGTATTATTACAGACGTGTGCGTATTTCTACTAACTCTCCATTATATCAAGCAGTCAAGCATTTAAAGGGGTGGCAAATTGACAACGAAGTGGGTCAGGACGATAATGGCAATACTAAGGTTATTACTTTCCCTTGTAAGTCTAAGTCGCTTACTACAAAGAACAACGTATCGGCGTTAGAACAACTAGAGCAGTATAAGATGATGCAACGATACTATGTTGACCATAACACATCTATTACTGTAACAGTTAAAGATGATGAATGGGATGATGTAGTAGATTGGCTAGATGAAAACTGGCAATACGTTGTAGGTATTTCATTCCTATCTTTAAATCAAACTTATTATCCATTGATGCCTTATGAAGAATGTACAAAAAAACAGTATATTGAACTAAAGGAAAAGATGGAGCCACTAGACCATGATTTAGTCAATCGTTATGAATTTGAACTGCAAACCGTGGGTAAAGATTTTGAAATTGATGAAAGTGGTGAATGCGAGGATGGGCATTGTCCAGTGCGGTAGTGTCAGCGAGGGGGTTGACCGCCCCCTCTCCTTGTGCTATAATGTAAGCATAGGAGGTAGCTATGAAACACTTATTTAGAGCTAAAGATGAAGATGGTAATTTAGTATATGGTTCTGTTGTTTATGGCAAACCTGTCGAGTCATATTGGGCGGAATACGAAGATAAAACTCATTTCTTTGTAACTGATATTGAGTATAAAGAAAGATGGGAAGTCACATTTGATGAAGATGGCTACCCAGAGGATGAATACTACGATAATTGGGATGTTGGTGCAATTGACATTGATTGGAATACTTTAGAATTTAATTTAAATGGACAGTGGATAAAATACGAGGTGAAAGAATGAAAGTAGAATTAATAGCTAATACGGTATTAGAATTGCCAGTACATGCGATGAGTCAGTGCTACGGTTTTAATACCACAGAGAAGTCTCTGATTAATGCGTGTAAAGCTGGTCATTTATCTTTATTAGAGCATGCATATGCTACATTTGATATTGAAATGAGCCAGAAATGTTTAGCACAAATTACACGTCATAGACAATTATCTTTTACTGTAAAATCTACACGTGGTACAGATTTTAGTGATGGTGGTTATTTTGACTCCCATGAACATGATTGGACTGGCATTGTTAATAAAACACTTATTGCAGAACACATTAACGGTATTATAGAAGAACAAATTAAAAAATACCAACAATTAGTCGAAGATGGGGTTCCGTATCAAATTGCCGCTTATGTATTACCACTAGCTACAAATGTTATCATGACAGTTACTGGCAATCTTAGAGCGTGGTTGGAATATTTACCTAAGCGATTATGTAAACGTGCTTCTCGTGAACATCAGGCAATTGCTCGTGAAATTTACAAACAATTAAACAAAGCATATCCAGATTTATTTACATTAGAAATTTTAGGTATGTGCGAGGGTTGTAAAGAAACATCTTGCGATTTCACATCTCATAAAAAACAACCTAAGACACCTGTAAGAAAGGAACTACAATGAATACATTAATTATTATCATCGTCAGCATGTTATCTCTACTCACAGTAGTATGTGCTGTTTTAACTAAAATGTTATCTTTTTTAACTGTTATTGGTGCCGTATGTTGGTTATTAGGATTATTTGGTGTAACTGGCATGACAGTCGTATGGTTATTTGTTGGTACTATCATTAGTGGATTAAGTATTTTAATCTTACCAATTCTTATTGCAGTTATTACTGAATTTGGAGGTAATAATGGAGCCGATAATTAGTCCAGTATTTATATATTTAATTGGTATTTCATCTAATGTCCAATGGCTGTTGAACCTATTTGCTATTGTTTCTGCGACCATTGTATTGGTATCAGCGGCAATATATTTAGCATCGGCGACTGATGTGTGGAGTGATGACGATAGCATTCATAATACCATGAGAAAATGTATAAAAGCAGGAAAATATGGTTTAATATGTGGCGTTATTGCAGGTATGTTAGGTGCGTTAATTCCTAGTAAACAAGTTGCTATGGCAATGCTTGTTTCCAGTTATGTTACACCAGATAATCTACACGGAGCCAATGAGGTAATTAAATCTAATTTACAAGACTATATTAATATAATCGTCGATGGTATTAACAAGGTGAAATAACATGAGTAAAAACGAACAAAATAACTACAAACAACGATTTGTCAATGAGTATGTCGAGCTTAAAGATAAATATACTAAACTTCATAAAATGTTAGTAAAATATGATGCTGGCAAATTAGAATTCACGCCAACTTGCCCTATTGATTTATTAAGAAAGCAAAAATCTTTAATGGGTCAGTATCTCAATGTATTAGAAATTAGAGCTATTATCGAAGATGTGGAGTTACCAGAATAATGAAATCACTATTTAGAGCATTAGATACAAACAGAGAATGGGTATATGGAACAGTACACGTTGACCAAACTGGTAAAGCTGGTTTTATATTAACTACAGGCATTCGAAATCCATCTGATTATACACTAGATGAACTTCATGGGGAAACTCTTAAAATTGAAGTTCGTGCTATTGATTGGAATACACTACAAATTTGTGTTGGTGATGGATACGTGCCATACTTCATAAACAAACCTAAAGACAGAATTGAGGTGAAATATCTTGCTATCGGAGATTAAACGATTTCGTGATAAAATAGCATCTTTAAATAATTCTCTTGGCGATTTTGAGGATATTTCATCGAAGCATGATGAGTTCTTAGGGGTTGAATATCTATATCATCAAATTAAGGACGACTTAGATGCATTATTTTCTATGTATCATTATGTAGATACACTAGATGATGAAGCTATTATGGATGGTTCAAAGCATCGTATTCTAGCTAGAGATGGAGATAGACTTGTCTTCCGTGCAGATAACGATATAATCGCCGTACTTGAAGCTCCACAATCAGTTATAGGCTTGACATTTGATATGAATAATGGTAAACTAGAAACAGAAATTACAACTATGAAATTTATACAAATGGTTAATGGGTTAAAAGAAGAAATGAAAAGGTATGAATTTGCCAAAGGAGTGTGGTTACAAAGTGAGTGCGGAAAGAAGTATATATAATACAGCCAATCAACCAATTTTAAAATACAGTCCATCTGTATTTACTAATTTAATTGAAGCAGAATTAAATATTTATCAAGATAAAAGAGATTATTACGCTCAAATAAATGACGATGTGAATATGAGGTATTACGAAGCCAAGTCAGACGCTTGTCGAGAATTACTTCGTCTTATCGTTGAAAAGTTTTAGAAAGGATGATTTTATTAAACAGGTAAGATTATTTATTCTCACAGTATTGGCGGTATTAACACCGCTCTTGACATTCGCTTATCCAGTTAATGTAGAGTTGACTGGTTATACACACACTGGTAGTCTTATGGCAAATGGAGAATATCCATATGTTGGTGCAGTTGCATCTAATGACTACCCTTTAGGAACGACTGTATATATTTACGGTCAGCCATATGTTGTAGCAGACAGAATGGCAGATGGCATCTATGGTGTCATTGATATTTTCATGGATAGCTATGATGAGGCTATCGAATTTGGCAGACAAAATGCCACAGTTTATATTAATTAAGGAGTAACAACATGAACAAAGTAATTCTTGAAGGCGTTATGGCTCGTGAACCACAAGTAAGAGAAGTAGGCAATGGTAAAGTATGTAATTTCACAGTAAAATGTACAGATACGGTAGACGTAAATGGCACACCAAAAGAGCTTACCTCTTACGTAAACTGTGTTGCGTGGAATGAATATGCAGACCAATATATTAGTGCTATGGTTGATGAACCTGTTAATGTAGAGGGTCGCTTAACAACACGTAGCTATGAAAAAGATGGCAGAAAACATTATGTAACAGAAGTAAATGTAAACAAATAGGAGGAAATATGAGACTTTTTGAAAAAGTATCTTATATTCCTAACGGTATTTTACCAGAAAGAAAAACACAAAATTCTGCTGGTTATGATTTTGCAGTAGTTGAGGGTGGGGTTATCCCACCTCATGCTACTAAAATCTTTAATACTGGAATTAAGGCATATATGGAAGATAATGAAGTGTTATTAATTTTTGTGCGTTCGTCTACAGGTATCAAACGTGGCATTACGCTTGCTAATGGTACGGCTGTCATTGATGCAGATTACGTCGACAACGAGGATAATGAAGGTCATATTATGTTAGCGTTGCACAACAATACTGACGAAACTGTTACGATTAATGATGGCGATAATGTTGCACAAGGCGTATTCGTAAATTATTTATGTACTGGTGAAACAGTGATAAAAGAGCGTAAAGGTGGTATCGGTTCTACAAATGGCTAAAAACTACGACCAATGGTACGAGGAGATAATGGAAAATGCCGATACAGTAGAACATGGTATTAATACTATATGTAAATTAATGCGTAAACGTGAAAGTTGGGCAGATGCTACTGCATATAGAAAAGATAAAAAATGGTTTTATAAAACTGGTCAATATTTAAAAAATAAAGAGAAAAAAGAAGTAACAGACCCTTATGAATATATCAGTAAACTATCTTACCAGCAATCAGTCAATAAAATTATTCAAGCTGTACACGCATATGCCATGACGTGTGATGCTGAAGCGTGGATTGTATTCTGTCAAAAGAAATTACAAAAGAAAAATTATCAAGAACCACCTAGTCATGATGGTATTAAATTAAGACCAATAAGACAAAGAATACATACCTTGTTAAAAAAATTGCGTACATTTATTTGTATGTACATTGAACAAGATGCCACGATTGATGATGATGTAAAGGAGTATATTAAGCGTGTTAGCAAGAAAAATAAAAAGTCTAAACGATAGTTATGAAAAGCATATTATGCAAGTACGTGTCGATGGTGATAAAGCTGCATTAGCTGTATTATCCGATGTACATGAAGGCTTAAATAATCGTAGACAATTACAAGAAGCAGTTGATATGCTATTGCACTTAGGTCCTAATTGCAAAGTTATTCTTGGTGGCGATAGCACAAATACTACTACTCGTAATTCTAAAGGTAATGTATTAGAAGAGTGGGCTAGTGGTGATGAACAGGTCTATGCTATTGTCGATGATTTAAGACCATTGTACGAAAGCGGTCAACTTATTGGCATTACCGCTGGCAATCATGGTGCACGTGCGTACAATGAAGCCTTTATTAATGTTGAAATGATGATTGCAAGTTTACTTGGAGATAGAAGTTTATACAAAGGTGAATTTGGTATCGTTTATTTTAACGTAAACAAGAACTGTTATGTTCATCATATCTTACATAAACACAAAAAGGCTAAAAATCATTATGATTATTTCAATGCTGATGTAACATGGTATGAACATTTTCACGAGCCGTATGCTGTACCTAAATTAGTTATTGAGCATAACAAATATGTTAAGAAGCCAGTAGCTAAAGAGATTTGGGAATTACATCAAGGTTCATTCCAAGTGTATCCTGATTATTGTAAAGCAAGTGGTATTAGACCTACAATTGGTGGTTTTTATATTGCTGAAATGAGTGGGAACGAACATCAACGGCAAGTAATCCCTTATTTAGACCATCAATTACACTCTCTAATTGAGAGGGGGTATACACTGTGAGTTTATTAAATACATCTTACATTAATGTAGGTTTTAAGACTTACGTACCACTTGACAGTATTGATTATATCCTAGATAGTACAGAGCAACGATACAAGCGTTTAGTTATTGCTATGAAAAAAGAAGGTATGATTAAACTTGATGCCACCAAACGTAGAAAGTGTCGCAGTCTTATCGTTACAAAAGATAAAATGGGTATATTATCTGCATTTCCGCCTGAATATTTGTTAGGTTTAAATGTAGATGATGAAATACCAGAAAAGCTATTAGAGAAAGATAAGATTGAAAAGGCAAAAGGTCGAATTCGTTATTATAAATGGGGGTATGAACATGGATATAAAACAGAGGAAGAATATAGAAGAGCGTGTGAAGAAGCCAAGACCCTCGGAATACAAGAAGAAACCGAAGCCTAGTGCACAACAAGAATTATACGCTATGGTAAAGGCTGAAACTGGTAGTACTCAAAAAGCAAAAGAGGCGGCAGGTTATTCTCCTAATTATCCAACTAAAATGCTTGAACATACTGATACCATGGAGTTAGCTTTAGAGAAAGCCAAACAAACAGTACAAGAAAAATTTGTAAAACGTGCAGAAGAAATGGCAGACCAAATGTATCATTTAGCATTAAATGCACGTTCTGACCAAGTTAAATTCCAAGCTACTAAGGATTTATTAGATAGAGCTGGTTTTGCACCAGAACAAAAAACTGTAAATGAAACCAGATTTACTACTGTTGAAGCTCGTGTTACCCAAGATATGTTAGCACGATTTAATCGTATTAAAGAGCTAGACAATAATAGTTAAAAATGGACATAAAAAAAGCCCCAGTTAAGGGGCTCTTTTTGTTTTTAAATGTGTTTCATCATTTGTTCAAATGTTCGGTCAAGACCAGCCATAGCAGCAGCTAATGGTAATTTATCAAAGATTTCTTTTGCGTGTTTAGGTGGGATATCAGCTTCTGCAAATGCTTCTAATAAGCGTAAATCAACTGCAATAGCAAGCAAGATTAATTCTTTTACAGTACAATTTTTAATATCAATCTGTGCAGAACCATTTTTAAAGGTTGCTTGAATTTCACCTTTTAATTCAGATGGGTTGATATTTTTAATTAATTCCATTGCATCAAATTTATTTTCCATTTTCTTCGTCCTCCTGTTTTAATTTAAGACCAGCTTGTGCCGCATAGATAGGTAATTTTTCTAATTGTTTTTTCATTTCTTCCTTAGTCATACCCATTGCCAAACCTTGTAACATATAGCGTGCTGTTACATAACAAGCAATTGTGTACATATCTTGCAACGTACCATTTTCAAATTCATACTGAATGTCATCTTTACTTACTGTAATTGTTGCTTTAAATTCTTTTGCCATTTTGTGTTCTCCTTTACAATTTAATTATATCATCTTTGGCATAAGTTTTATCCCAATTGGATAACTTTTTATTGATTTTGGCAAGTTGCTGGTTATTGCCATATCCCCATATATCAAATTTCATATTATTGACAGACACAGCCTCTCTGAATGAGGAAACAATTGCCCATTCGAGTTCTCCAATCGTAACTTGGTCAGCATCTTCGTATATTCTACTAAGGGCATTTTTAAAATCTTCGACTAACGTATATGGAACATCTACATTGAAGTGCATTTCAAATTCATCTAAAATGTATTGAACACTATAATATAAGATTTCGTTGTCGAAATGGACACCATTAATCGTAGCATCAAACTTGTGATTGATTTTACATTTCATTGTGCACTCCTTTTACATTTACTACTACAAAATCTACCATAAACACGTTCTTCTACGGGTGGCAGTCTAACACCACAAACACAGCAATGAGTTGCTGATTTAGACACTTTTCTACCTATTACAGCATTACCATGTTCTTTATCATATTGTTCCCATTTTAAATCGAATTTCTGTCGCCACGTTAGTTCGTCTTTGGGTTGTTCAAAAGTTCTACGTGTTGTTGGATTGCGACAGTATTCGCATAATGTTTCGTTATTTGTAACCTCAAATAAGTGATTACAACTATGACATTTTCGTTGCATAATACCTACTTTCTAATTGGCTTATAAATATAGATAATTGGAATTCTTGATGGTTCATACATTAATACATATGAACCTCTTGTTGTATGAGGATGCCATCTTTCTTCCATATTATCTCGATAATCATCTACACACCTTAATCTTAAATATAAAAATTTAATAGTTTCTCTAGGTTCTATCATCGTACACCTATTATAATAATTGAATTTGATTGTCTATAAATATATTTATACGCTTCTATCATATCAATGTTCGCTTTTCGTATATGTACATCACCTTTATTACGAAGTACAAAAGTATCTATATCCATATACGAAACTATGCACAAATTTTTATTTATCATTTTACCTCCACTACTATAATATGTGGCATTTGCCGATACATATACTTAAATATTTCTTTTGTACTGAGATTTATCTTAGCTTTATCAAGATGTGATGGACCTCTAAATCTACCACATACAATACTAAGGTATGTCATCTCATGGTCATTTTGATTTATCATGTTCTCACCTTGTATATATAACAATTTTTATCGTGTTTATAGTTATGTAGGTATAATTCACGTGTAAATACATGAGTGGTGTCTTTGTCTGCTAATGATGCATTTTCGCATTCTTTAACTGTTCTATGAAATTTTATATAAATTAATCTATTCCTATTTACCACATAATTACCTCTGTTTCATAAAAAGTTTCGCCATAATATTGATATATGAAAAAGTTTTTAAGAGAAGTTTGACCAAATTTTAATTGCTTGGCAATACATGCACTGTTGCCTATATACCAACTATACCTTGTAGTTTTAACATCGCATGCAAATTCTTTATATATCATTTATTTTCACCTCAAATGGATATAACATTCTGTTGTATAGCCTAGCTAATATAACGTAAGATGCTGTATAATGTGTTCTCTGCCCATAATTAGAAGATATAGGATGGGTAGGCATACACTCAACATTTTGGGTTGCAGTACATAGCACTATTTTATATGTATCTATCATACCTATGCCTTTCTAATTAAAAATGCTGGCGTTTCACTATAGTTCCATCGAAACATTTCAAGCAAATGGATTTCTAGAGTGCAATTTGTATATGAATATAATGCATGAGCGTTGTCAAAAATATTTCTCCATGGAGAAAGTTTAAAAACAATCTTATCAGATTTATTTATCATCGTATAATACCTCCATTGCATAAAAAAGTATATTATTATTATATGTTTCTGCTAAGGCTGACACCAAACCCAATTCCATTTGAGAACCTATTACTGATGGGTGAAATGTATGTAGGCGACGAGCGGACCTGAATGTATTGCTCATCGTTAGTTTTGTATACATATATTTATTAAGCATAGATTGGAACCTCCTCTGGACGAGATATACAATATGCATGTCTACGACCATTACCATCGAAGTTATACATGTCTTTAAAGATACTAATAGGAAATAATCCTAAAGCATATACTGGAACTCGCTTAAATCTACAAGTACATTGTTCTATATCTGGTATATATAAACATATATCTATTTTATAAATTTGATTTTTTATCATGGTTTCATCCTCTTAATTTTGGTTGTTGCATTGGCTTCATATGCGGCATATGCATCGCAGATAACATGATATAAATAACAATTATTTCGAAGACCAACTCCATATAAAGGAGGGAAATTCAAGCCATTGCTAGTTTTATCGTAATAAGTACTATACCTTTGTACAATATCTAAGTTCTGTATCATCTTCTTCTCCTTATCCCATAATATGCAGAATACCACATACTTTCTCCAGAATATTTACGTTTATATAGTACGCATAAATTACGTGGCATTATTCCATATAGATTAGCATTGAAAAACTTGTTAATTCTTACAATTCGTGGAACATACACCGTTTTATTTACTATCATTTCTTCATTAATATTTTTAATCATCACCCATACACCTCAATTATACCTATATAAGAATTATCAGGACATGCGTTATATTTGTTTTTATATATCATATAAAGACTAGTATATATATCATGTATTGGGTATGTTGTATATTCTCTATATACTGATTTTCTTGATATATTATATAATAACTTACGTACCATATAACACTCTCCAAATGAATTAATCATAACATTCTCCTTGTATATTCAGTCTTATTTGTGGGGAGCCTAAGCTCCCCTTAGAATTACTCAGCAGAATTTACAGCTTCTGTTTCAGCAACATTAGTTGCTTCATCATTAACTGGTGTATCTTCTACTGGTGTAGTTTCTACAGTTGGTTGAACCATCACAACAGGAGTTGGATTAGTCATTTTATAATGTTCGTAGAACTCTGTACCCATTTCACGGTCAATTCGTTTCAATTCTTGGATAAGAAGATAAGATGTTTCAGCACCACGTTCAACATACTTTTTAGTACGTGCTTGGATAGCTAAAGATACGATTTGTTGTAGTTCTCTAATACGAACTGCACCAGATTTAGATAAGAACAAGTATTTTTTAGCAGTTGCTTCGTCAAATGTTACCTTTGGCAATGCAATAGCTTTGAATTCATCTTTATGTGCTTGGGTATCCATAAATAATGTTACTGCACGAGAAAGACCAAGTGGAGTTGCTGGGAATACTTGTGTTGTTTTCAAAGATTGAGCGATAAAGCGTAATTGTTCTTTATCGGATAAAGCGGATACATAGTTAGTAATAGTAAGGTTCATTTGAGCTACAGTTGTCATGTTGTTTTCTCCTTCATTGTATGGTTAATAATAGTTTGTTTAATTTTTTGAGTACGTAATCTGTACTCATCTATACTATCTTTAGCATAGAGGTAAATAATTTTGCATGGTTGAGTTTGACCAATGCGGTGTATACGGTCCTCTGCTTGAGCCATAAGAGATGGCGACCACGGATATTCAATAAATATCGCTTTGTGTGCATTAGTAAGTGTAATACCTACAGCACTGGCTTGCAGAGAACATAGTATAAGGTTGTAATTAGCATTCGAGTTAGAGTGACTTTGAAAATTATCAATATTCTGTTGTCTGTTTGTTTTTGATTGACCACCGATAATGACTTTTGCATCAGGAAATTCCTTTTTCAACTTATCAATTATACTACGATGGTGAGCAAATACCACAAGGGAACCACCTCTTTCTAATTCTTTACGAATATAATCTATACAATAAGGCATTTTCTCTTTTAAGACTTCCTTATCATACTTTTCAATCTCCTCAAACGAAGTTGGTTCTGGTTGATAGACGGTACAACAAGGAACCATGTGGACAGTTTTTGGAGGTAATTGATTTTGGACTTCTTTCTTAATACGTCGTATCCATATTTTCTTCATTGCTTCATTGAGCTTTGATAGATTGGAATGACCATCATAAGACGAACCCCAAGGTGATGCATAATTACCACAATACTCTTGTAGAAATTTCTGCTTACCACCTAATTTATATGTAAGTCCTGCAATCTCTAATTGACACAACAACTCTTTAGGTCTATTTAATACTGGTGTACCAGTTATCATGATACGATAACGAACACCCTCTACTAACTTCAGAGCCGCTTGTGTTCTTTGGGAAGTGGGAGTTTTTAAAACATGGCACTCGTCAAATATTACCTGTTGAATATTTAATTGTTTGAGTTTAGAAAGGTGGTGATTAAGCATTTCATAATTGATAATTATTACTTTGCTACTCAAGTCATCAGTATTCACAGAAATATTTGCCCATGTTTGCAACTCTCTTTTCCAATTTTCTTTAAGAGGTGCAGGACATACAACCACAGTTGGAAACTTATTCCTTTCTTTAATGACAGTACATACTTGGGCTGTTTTGCCTAGTCCCATATCATCACAGAGGAAGATGGATGATTGACTAAGCATCTTATTAACCCCCTGTCTTTGATACGGGTATAGCTTCATTAGGCAGATACCCTTACAGTACCTGTTTCATCATCATAAACACCCTTGATAGTGCCATAAGAAGCGTATGTAACTCCTTGTACAACGCCCTCAAGTTCATTAAAATTAGTAACATACAATACAATATCTTTAGATACTGTGTTTTCTGTCATATCCCAAACAGAACCACCACAATCTTCAACGAATTGCATCATCATTTCAATTTTTTCTTGGTTCATTGGAACATTACCAGCCGAACAACGTATCATTGTATACGTAGTTTCGACCTTTTTTTCTTTCTTTGGGATGGAGTAACCTGCACCAAAACTAACATAACGAAGATTGTACTCAGGGAAATTAGTAGGATACAAATATTTTGTTACTGTAAAGTAAATTTTATCTGTATCATAATACCAAGAAGATACGGTACCGCCATATGTTTTGATTTTAGAAGATAATTTATTAACATCGGCATCTGCATCTACAGAATATGTATAGGAGTTGTTATAACTACCATATCCATAATTGCCACAGGAACCATAATCATAATATTTCTTACGTTCTTCGTAAGATGTATTAGAATACTGCACTCCTGTATCTTTGGATGTATTCCAAGCACCAAGGATAATGGCACCTTTTTTACCAAGGATTGCATACTTATTAGTACCCATAGCTTTCTTCAAAAGATATTGAGTACTCTCTTCATACAATTTAGAACGTAATGGATAAAGGATTTCAGCCCCAAAGTGCATTGTATCACTATAGGGTGCATTTAATGCAGCGGTAGGAGTAAAGTCAGACATAACACCATTGTGAGAGAAACCAATATCAGAATATACATCTGTTTGACGCATATCATCAAGATTATCTGTTAAGATGAAAGGGTGGCAACATTCTGGAGAAACTTTACCAGATGTTGCGATACGGAAATGGAATACTCTATCCTTATCCGTAGGGAGGTCTTTCACAGCACTCCAAAAACTTTCAAAGTCCATAAAACCCTTTCTGATGTGTACTTTTTTCTTTTGTGGGTCATAAATCATAAACCCTGCTCCGTCAGGATTGTTTATGAAACAATTACGAAACTCCTTTTCAGAAATTTCAATACCTTTTGAAGCATAAGCAATTACGCACATATTTTAGTTCTCCTTTACTTTACCAATATTTTTATTATTTAACAAGTTAATCAATTCTGTATATCCACGCTTTTCAGCTTGTCTGCGAATGTGTGACCAACCAATGTACTTGATACTTTGCATATTAGCAACACTTGTTAAAGCATCAACAAATTGAATATACGCTTTCAATCGGCTAATATTAACAGTGCTTCTAAACATACGGAACTCAATTGTATGTGCAGGGCACAAATTAAGAGCTCTATATTTAGCACCAGAGTCTTGAGCGTATTCAAAGATACTTCTAATTTCTTTCACTGTGTAGCGATACTTTTCGCACCAATTGCGGTCGCTATCGGTCCGATTGGACATATGCAAGATTGTATCATGATGGTTTTCAATAAAACGAACCATTCGAGCAATACATAAATCGTCTTTAAAATAGTTTCGATTTACGTGCATGTGGATACCAGCTCCACAGCCTGCATCACCATTGTTATCTACTAACCGTTGGATAAAGTTGTTCCAGTCCATATCATTTAAGTGATATTCTGGTGTACATGGATGCGTTACAAATTCAATACCATCGTGCAAAGACCCGTCGTGCTTAGCGTAAATAACATTATTCATTGGACCAATAATTCTATCAGCAGTGCGGTCGCTTTCGCCGCAACTATGGAATTCTAGTTCAATGCCAATAAACTTCTTGCCCTTACCAAAGAATTTTGGTTCTGGTTTAAAGTTGTAGGAGTGAACACCCATTATTGGAGCGGCTGATTGGGAGCTATAATATTGACCATTTCCTGCTCTGTAGAATTGGTTAGCTACAGCATAGCTATACTTCTCGCCAGTGTCTTCTACGGTAAAGAAATCTTCTTCAGAACGTCCATACGTACCATTATAACATACTAACTGGTCTTTAATAGATGGGTGAAAGAATACATTACCTTGGTTATGAATATAACCAACTAACATATCTTTTTTCGCACCGCATAAGTTAGAAATTGGACATGTTACCATTAAGGAGTCAACAAGCATAGGATGAATACCTGTATTTTTTACGATATCACGTTCATCCTCAATATAAAATGGAATGTTTGTAACATTACAAATAGCTAGGTCAGGATTATTACCAACTAAATGTAACTCATCAAAGCCAACATACAAATTTTCATACTCTTTGCCTAATACCAAATGGAAGTATTGTGGTTCATACCAGTTTCCACTTAAACAGGATTGTTTTACAAATTCTGGTTTGCTACGTTTATTGATGTAAATTACACCACATTTAGTATGTACCTCCATTGCATCTGTTAGTTCTTCGCCAGTAATAGAACAATGAGTGGCATTTGTACCTAGCTTAATATTATCATTACCATCAGGTAATTGATAAATATAGCTATCAATACGAGCACAGAAATAGTAAACAATATCGCCACGAGTTATAACAGTTAAGATATTGCCGTAACGGTCTTTAATGATATCACCAATTCGCCACGGTAATCGCTTATGGTCATTCGAGAAAGCACCATGGTTAATAACGGTCCGACCATTACTACATTTAACAAGTTGACAATCTTCTGGTCTAATGTCATAATTATTATTGTAGCTTAGTTCTTCTTCTTTGACAAATATTTTATTGTCGCCATCGCTTAAAATGTAACCAAAATTATCAGAATAGTCAAAGCCATCCCCCATTACACGCCAGCGACGATTATTATGTTCAACCTTACGACCTAAAGTTAATCTCATAGGTAGTCCCCCTCCAACATTCTATCGACTTTTACTAAATTAGATGCTTTGCGATGAAATTCACTATCCGTATAAAACGGATTGGAATAAATTGCAATATTACCATTCGGTAATACTTCTGACCGTCCAACTTGACATAATCTATATCTAAGACTACGTGTAGGTTTGGCAAATACTACGCCAAAATGTCTTTGTACTTCAAAATTAGGCATTGAAAATCCCTCCTTTTTTGAATAGTAAACCAACGCTATTATAGAATAAAGGAGATGTAATCTCCTTATTTTTATTGTAATAGCGACGAATATCTAAAATATCTACCCCTTTTAATGCTTTTGTCCAAACGCTATTTTCAGGAGTAAATAACGCAACTTGTGGATTATATAAATCCTGTGCTAACGTCGTAGATGCAACAAGGCGTTCGACAAAGCCTAGTTTAATTTCTACATCGTTATAATAACGAGAAGCACACAATAAACCGTTGATGAACACCAAGCCAAGGCAATTAATACCATCGTCAGCAATAATTACCATTGGTGTATCAGGTTTAGCTTTTCGTTTGGCAATTTGATATAAACCCTCACCAAAGTAACCGATGCTACGTAAATCTGTACCAAAGCGTTTTAAGCTATTTTTAATACTAGCCACCTGAGCCCTAGGAATTGCAATCATAGATACGTATTTTTCGCCATTAATTTGACCAATACGTACCGTACCAATATCATACGTTTGAGAACCTACATGATATGGTAAACCACCATACTTAATAGCTTCATCGTCCATATCAGTTCGTACTAATAGAACTTCTGGTCTGTAAAATTTAGTTGCAGCAATACGATATTTACCCTTTTCTATTTTAGAACAAATATCAGAAAAGCGGTCAACTTTTGAATACTTAGTCCCACTAAATTCTGTGAAACATACAGTATTCTCTTTGTCGATGTATGCAGAAAAGCCAGTCTCTGCATTCACTGTTACTGCTAGGTTTTCCATTTTATTCTCCTTTCGGTAAACGACCTAGTGATAAACAACCCATAATATTACTGCCTGTTCGTACAACTTGAGCAGGCACTCGTAAATCCTTTCGGTGAGGATAAGAGTTGATAAATAATTGCGACACAATATATGTCACATTCTCCTGTTCAGGAGGTAAATCAATACATGTGTACTTACTTTCAGTTACAGGGATACCATCTTCATAATGAGATAGAGAAATACTTTCCTCTAATCTCCAAGCATCACCTGTAGGCTCAATTACACGCACAATATCGCCATCTTCATTTAATATAGTGATATCGTGTGGCGTTTTATTAATGAGCTCCATGTTACTTACCTCCTGTCTGCTCCCATACCCATGTTTCAATGGCGGAAGCTAATTCAACATTACGAATTTCGTTAAACGACAACATGCCAAAATCTTTATCCGCAAAGAAATATTTATCACTTACATCGAATACACCTAAATCAGCACTATCTTCGGCAATAAGATATGCACGTTTACCAAAGCATACTTCCCAATTATGAGGCATATTTTCAAATGCCATATCAGATGGTGCAACCAAAGAATTGTACAAGAAAACTTTATCCTTTGGTGTTAATTTAGTTGCCTTAGCAGATACTTCATGTATAACACGTACACTAAACTTTTCTTGTTTCCATAATTTGTATGCCAATAAGATACATGGTAAACTTACATGATATATTTTTGCTAACCCCATTAGTCCTTCGTTACTAATTACAGGGTTAAAAGGGTAGCCAATTTGTTTAGCATCTTCTTGCTTTGCTAACATAATTTTATTGAAAATACCAAAAATTGTTCTTGCCATAATTATCATCCTTTCATCTTTAGGTACAGTTTTTTTAGCCTACGTTTGTTCACGTCATCATCAAGTTTTTTATAATCGATGTGAATAATTTCATAAGGAACGCCCTTTTCTTTGGCTTTCTTCTTTATTTTACGAACACAGTCTTCCATCTCCCAACTCCAAAACTCATATTCACTACGAACTAGAGTTATGTACTCTGGGCAAATAACGTACACTTTTCGTTCTTGCTCTCCATCATTATACTTGATAAGGGCATCTTTTTGAATACGCTGAATAAATCGTTCATAGTTATCTGCCCATTCATTTTCTTCAGCAGACCAACCAAACAACATTGACATTACTGACCGCCTTTCCACACAATATACACACAATATACCATGTATACCAAAATTAATAAACATACGATATCATGCATCATAATGACAACCCATTTTCTTCTAAAAATGTACCATCACTAATACACAAATATACCTTATCATCTTCAATTACTTGGTCAAATATATCCCAAGTTCCAACAAAATGATGACCAACTGAGCGGATTTTTACATCCATCCAGTATCCATTTTTACGTGCTAACCTAGCAAAATCTTTAGACATGAGTTGGTCTTTATCGCCATCCCATGTTAAAAATACCATGTGTTCATCAGTATATACAGTGCGTTTTAATGGTATGTCACATAGCTTACCATTAATAAAACGGCGTGCATACACTGGTCTATTTTTCTTAGCATTATAGATAAAATCTAATCTACCAATTGTTTTATTAGCCATTTCGATTTCTCCATTCATCACTATCAATAACTAAAATAACTTTGCCATGCCCAGTTATAATATCACGAATATGCTTTTCATGATAAAAGATATTATAGTGCTTGTATTGATAATTAAACAACCCTACTTTCACAACCATATCTAAATATTTATGGCGTAACATTTTTTCCATGTACTTGCTTGTCAAAATATTACCACCATCATCACACAATACTAAGTTATGATACGAGCGATGACATGTAACATTACGTGTTTCACCTGTTGCTCTGTCATATACATGCCAAGTATATGATTTTGGATTATTTTTGACGACTTTATTTATGTCGTCAACCGTTATAAGCATGTTACCTCCTATAGCAAGACAGTAATTATTCCAAGACCAATGACAATAATAAAAATACCAACCATAATTAAAAAGATGAGCCAATATATATCGTTATACATACATACCTCTAGTCCAACCAAATTACCCAACCACGGGACAAACAATATTGTCCCCAAATAACTAACAATACAAATACGCCAGTGATAAACAATATGTCTTCAACTAACGCCTTGTCTTTTGATTGTTTACGACGCAATTCTTTTAAAGTCATTTCAACCTCCAATTAAAAAGACTGGGAAATTAATCCCAGTCTAATTCACCTTTTTTATAATACTCATGCTCCAACAAAACAGTATGTAATGAAACACACCGTTCTGTGGCTATGCATTCTAGGTCATCCATACCTAGTTGGTCTGGCAAATCTTCACCCATATAATGTGCCACTATTCTGGCACTATCAAAGAACAAAAAGAATGTTGTACCAGCAGGGTATTGTGCATGAAATTCTTTACACATTATGCCACCTCCAAGCCTAAAAAATCACGCCAGTAATTATTTAACGCATCAAAATCCACATTAAATAAATCGGCAATACGTTCTACGTCCTTACGTTCATATGCGATAACAAGAATTTCATCACCGTTTTCGTCGAACTCATGAGTGGTAGACGCACTTTCATATAAAGCGTCTTTTACTGCTTGAGAAATTTCAGTCATAATAGACCTCACTTTCTCGCCTTATTTCTGGCGAACTAAGCACCAATACCGAAGTACCGAAGCACTCTACCCAACGTGGTGCTGTCCGTTGGGACAACCTGACTATCCCACATTTCCGAGCGATGAGGTGAAAACCCAGCAACCATGCGGGTTGACGGCTCACCAAGCCAGCCAGCCAAAGCCTCAAAGCGAACGTATGTTCGGTGCCACATCAAATTAAATTTTATACAATACGTGTATGTGAAATTATATTGCATACAATTAATTATATAAAAAATATATCATGCGTGATTATCTATACATAAAAATAATTGTATCAAATTAAATTTTACTATCATAAAACGGGATATAATAAAATACCACATATATATAATTTTGTCAATACCTTTAAAATTCATTTATTTAAGCTGTAAGCCCTATCTAGCTATTTTTAGATATAATCTATCGTGGAACATATAAAAACGCCGTACAGGGCAAATAAAGCGTTTTAATTTACACAATTAAATTGTATCAAATATAATTGGATATAAAAAAAGGCTACCCTACACAATAGGATAGCCTAAGATTAAATTTTATACAATTAACAATTATCACAATTGAATAACACAAAATAAGATTGCATAGTAAACTAAAGTTTACGATTGAATTGTATAAAATACAATTCTATACAACTAATTGAGCATGATGCCACAATATACAATACAATCGAATACAGTTAAATTGTACACAATCAAATCGGGGATAAAAAAGAATTATCAAATTCCATTGTATAAAATACAAACGATATAAGATAATACAGTATAAGATATAATAGAATAAAATCAAATTGTATGCAATACAATTCAATGAAATACAATTTCTATAAAATAAAATAGTGTAAAACTCAATTGTATAAAATATAATCTGCAATCACAAACTACATTATACACAATTCAATTTTACACAATGTATATAAACATATGTTCGATTTTAAAGACAATAAAAAACACCAGATAATCGAATACAATTCAATTGTACACAATTGACTGGCGGGGAAAAGAATAAAATAAAATTCCATTGTATCAAATATACGTATATAGTAATATAAACATATAAAACTAAATTGTATACAATAGAATAGATACAAAAAAAGGGTAGCCTTAATAGACTACCCTCTAAGAGATACTATTTTTTGAGAATTCCTTGCTCCTCTAACAATTTCATTAACATGGCGTTTTGTGCTTGCATAGTAGCAAGATTTTCTTTTAATAATTGTTTTTCACTATCGTTTTTAGATAGTGCTTTCAAGCGTTTATCATCTTCCTGTGCTTGCGTACTAATATAAGTACGGTCTGCATAGATTTTACAGCACAAGCCATCCTCAGAATGGAATTCCATAACACCAGAACCACGTACGCCCTTAGTGTTAGCAGTAGGAATAATGTAGTTATTCCCCTTCGCACTACGTACTACATCAGACAATGGAACTTCAATAGACAAGGTTACAGTTAAGTTTTCTTTATCTACTACAGCCGTATATTTACGGTCTACAATAGGTAAAGCCTCTTTTTCCTCTAACTTGCGTGCAGTTTGTAACAATTCAAGAAATTTCACTTGTACGCTTTTTTCAGTATTTTGTTTTGTTGTTTTAGTCATTTTAGACCTCTTTTCTCCGCTTTCAAGCGGTTAATACTAATCGGTACTTATTCGTGTACCCTGAAAGCCTGTTCGCTTTCCGTGGCTAAACTATCTCACATATCCAATCATATAGTGCAATGCGTTGTATTTACCCCGTGTTTTCCGACACTAACCCCACCACTTTATATAGTGCGTTGTAATACAATGAGTTTTCCTATTGTTTTCGATACAATCAATGCCCCTTTCTGGGGGGTGGGGCTTCGCATCGAGGCGTGGGCGTGCGGACATAGAAAATAGAGACTGCTTATACAAAAATCCATACTCTTCCAAATAGGTTGTTTCGCTTATATACAAATTCAAACCCTTTCAAATACCTTGTTGCTTATATACAAATTCAAACACTCTTAACAAGTACGCTTATACAAAAATCCAAAGGGTGGGGCTTCCAAAAATGGTAGTACTATTTATAGAAACATGAATACAAAATGAAATAATTGTATCTCCCCTGAATACGAAAATGGACGCTATTTTTAATTGACAGTGGTAATTTGTAATACGGTTGAAATGGTAGTAGGGGGTATCGTAAGTGGCAAAAAATGGCAAACTACGTATAGTGTGGGTTACTAGTCTTTTTTCTTTGTCTTTTCTTTCTTTATATATTTCTTTCTTTTCTTTTTCTTTTTTCTTCCTCGTATTAACATACTCGTCAGAAAAAATACGTATCAGCTTTCTCAGGGATACACTTCAGAGTGGTATTACGAAAGCAGAAACGTAGAGTATTTTCTTTCTGTAATTATCTGTAGAGTAACAAATACGTTACAAAAGTGTATTTTTAGACGAAAGTAATGAAAGGGTAAGAAAGGAGAGATGTAATGTCGAAAGAGATTGAACAATTAGCTGAGATTTACGATAGATGTGAGAACGACTTGGTATTATTTAGACAAATGTTTCTTCCAGCGGAGAACGAAGTAAAGCCTGCTTGGTTTCACCGTAAATGGGGAGAGGTGCTGTTAAACGGAGATAGACATTATGCGGTAGAGGGCTTCCGTGAATCAGCCAAAACGTCGTATGTATTGAGAGCCTTTCCAATTCACTGCTTGGTATTTCCATCTAAGAAGAAACAATACATCGTATTTATCATGGCTAACCAACGGGCAGCCAGCCGAAGGCTTAAAGATATTGCTGAAGAATACACCAGTAATGAGTTAATGAACCTTAATCTTGTTCGTATTAAAGAACAATCTGAAAAGGCATTTGAGATTGTGGTAAAAGATAAAAATGGCGAAGAAATTACAGTGCGTATGGAAGCGTATGGTAAAGGTTCTAGTGTCCGTGGCTTGAACAACAAAGATAGGCGACCTGATATTATTTTGATAGATGACCCTCAAGACTTGGAGGATAGTCTTTCTGATACAGTACAGAAATCTGACTATCAATGGTTTTTATCTGATGTGTATTTCCTTGGTAAGAATACACGGATATTCTTCATTGGCAATAACCTTGGTGAAAAATGTATTATCGAACAGGTAATATCCAACAAAGAAGAATTAGGCTTTGATGCTGAACGTATTCCTGTATTGAATGAAGATGGTAAATCTAACTGGGAAGAGATGTATCCAGTTGAAGCTATTAATGACGAACGTGAAAAGTGGCGTAAACTTGGACAGTTAGACATTTGGGAACGTGAAAAACTTTGTATTGCTATTTCTCCTGAAAGCCAAATCTTTAAGAAAGAATACTTCCGTTATTATGACCCTAATGTATTGAGTATCGAAGATTGTTCTATCTTTATCGCTTGCGATTTAGCTATTTCTGAAAAGGAAACGGCTGACTTTACATCTGTCTGTGCTGTTGCCGTTAATCCAGACAATCATTGGTTCCTATTAGAAATTGATTATGGACGATGGGACCCAACCAAAACAATTGACACCATCTTTAGAATGGTACAAAAATACCGACCAATCTTTGTTGGTATTGAAAAGGTCGCTTATCAGGCGGCTTTAATTCATTTTGTGGAGAAGGAAATGATTACTCGTAATACTTGGTTTACAGTAAAACCACTGGAAGCTAAGGAGAAAAAAGAAATCCGTATCGCCGCATTGCAACCACGTTTTAAGGCTGGTACATTGTGGTTCCCTATGGGACAAGATTTCTTAGTAGAACTTGAGAGTGAGCTTTTATCCTTCCCTAAATCTTTACATGATGATTTAATTGACAGTTTAGCACATATTTCAGCTATTGCTAGTCCACCTGTAGGAACATTTGGAACAGTTAATACTGCTGACATACCGATGGGAGGTGCGATGTAATATTGGCTGACGAATTCATGATTGAATTAACAGGAGAAGAGGCGGATAAGGCTTTATTGAAGTCTGTACAGGCTGACATTACGGAAGCTGAGGCGTATCAACAATCCATTATTGAACCTACAGTCCGTGAGCGTTATCAGATTTATTACGCTGATAAAGATTATTACGCTAATAAATTCCCTATTTTAAGTAAAACCTCTTCCTTGGTATCTACCGATGTAGCAGATACTATCGAATGGGCATTACCATCTTTGATGAAGGTATTTACTGGTTCTGATGAGGTAATTACAGTGGCTGGTGTTACTGAAGAAGATGACCAAAATGCAGAAGTTATGCAAAGTTTACTTGTATATCAACTGCAACGTCAAAACAAATTCTTCCCTATCCTGTATAATTGGATGAAAGACTCTTTAATTACAGGTATGGGTATTATTAAATGCTATTGGGAACGTACAGAGGGTTGGACACCAGAAACACAAAAGCTAAATGCAGAGGCTTTACAGCTATTAGCTCAGACTGGCGTGGAGATTACCAACGTACAAGGTCCAGATATGATGGGAGACTTCATGGTAACATGGAATTCCCCGTATTATATTAAGAATAGCCCTAAAATTGAGAACATCTTAGTATCAGAATTCCTATATTCTCCTGATGCTAAAAACCTCGAAGATGCGAATTTCGTAGCACACCGTAAAAAGGTTACTATGTCTCATCTTCGTCAAAAAGAAAAAGAGGGTATTTACGCAAATGTATCTATGGTTAAGCCAGATAATGGTCCTACATCTTGGTTATCTGACCAAGTAGAAGATGCTATTGGCGATAATTACACTCCTTTGAATAAAAATAACCAAGAAAAAGCACGTGATGAAGTTACAATCTATGAGTGCTATACCAAGATTGACTTTAATAACGATGGTATCCTTGAGGATATGATTATTACCATTGCTGGTGATGTAATCCTGCGTGCTGAGCCTAACTACATGGGTAGGCATCCATTCTTCTCTATTTCTCCAACTAAAGACCCACATCGTATTTGGGTAAAACGCTCTTATGCCGAGCTAATTGGTGAATTGCAGGATATGAAAGTAGCTTTAACTCGCCAAATCGTACAAAATATTGCATTGACAAATGACCCTAAAATGATTTTATCTGAAGATAGTATTAATATCTCTGACTATATTGAAGGTCGCAAAGTTATCCGTAAAAAACCAGGTGCTAGTATGGGCGACGTAGCTATGTCTATGCCAGTAAACCAATTATCTCCACAAACTTTCCAATTCTTAGAATGGTTAGAAGGGCAAAAGGAAAACCGTACTGGTATTACACGGTACAATCAAGGCTTAGATGCTAACAGTTTAAACAAAACTGCTACTGGTATTAGTGCTATTCTCGGTCAATCCGCACAACGACTTGAATTAATTGCTCGTATGTTTGCGGAGACAGGGATATCGGAACTGTTTCGTTTTATGGTTAGCTTGAACCAAAAATTCGTAGACCAAGAAACTGTGGTTCGACTAACTAACAAACAGTTACGTATTAGCCCTGACGACCTAAATGGTAATTTTGACTTGGTTGTTAATGCTGGTATTAGTATTTCTACCAAAGAGTCCACTATCATGACATTGCAAACAATGCTTACAGCGTTAATGCAAACACAAGCGGCTGGCATTCCTATTGTAACGCCACAAAACATTTACAATTTATTCAAAAAATGGATTGAAAGTGCTGGCTTCAAAAATTATAACGACTATGTTACAGACCCTGCTGTTGTACAACAACGTGCGATTATGGATATGCAACTTAAACAACAAGTACTTGGTAGCCTACCACCAGAAGCATTACAAGCATATATGACATTTGGAGTATTACCACCTCAATACTTATTGATGCTACCACCAGAGTTACAATTATTATTTGGAGGCGAAGGAAATGGAACAGAACAAACAGGATTATTCAACACTTTACAAGGAAACCCAAGCCCTCAAGGCGGAAATGGCGGACAAGGATTTAGCTTTGGCGGTCCAAACCTTGCTCAAGGATTGGTTGGCGGCTTATCAAGAACTGATAATCAATCGCCTCAAAGCGTGCCCCGTAACGGAAATGGAGCACCAACGGAACCTTCTCGTAGCGTCGGAGGCTTTTAATGACTTCTTGAATGCTATTATTACAAATGGCGTAATTGCCGAGCAAGAACTTAAAACTTTGCTGGAAAGACACCAATTCGAAAATCAACGTGGGTATTATCCAGTTTAGTTATACAACTCATGATTGGGGGTGATAATAAGATGACTGAATTCGTATCTGGCGTAGTATGACGGAGGTGGTCCTATTATCTCCCACGTTCTGGGTAATGAACAAATTTATAGAAAGGATAATGTATTTTGAAGATTTCTTACAGTCCAACAAAATTGCCTTTTCAATATGACATTAACTCTGGTACATTTACTCCATTATCTCAAGAGAAACAAAAAATGGACAAAAAGCCAGAAAACGGCGAATATAGTGAAAGGCAAAATTTTTCGGCAGAACAACAAGCCTTGCTAGATAATAAACCTAGTCCTAATGCAAAACCACAGCATCAGGTTATGACAGCTAACCCTACGCCTAGTCAACCACATATGGATTTGACACCACGTATGGGCTATGCCCCAATTGCAGAACAGTTGGCAAAACAAGCTGGCGTTCAATCTGCTGTTCCTAACTACCAAGATTTTATGAAGCAAAGAGAGCCTATTAACCAAGCGAAAGCTCAATATGAGGCTACTCAAGGCTATCCTAAAGACGGCATGTATAAGCCATCACAAGATTTTACATCTGTGAGCATGGCACCTAAATTCCAAAGTGATGGTAGTAAGGAATTTGCAGATAGCCATCAAGGCTTGTCTAACCCTAGTGCTATTTATGATATTTTGCAACAAGGTAAGGCTTTAGAGGAAAAATTCCGAAACGCATCTGAAGGAAACTATACCCCATTAACAATGGGACAGATTGCTCAGCAACGTATGGATGCAATCCCTCAAGACATGGCATGGGCACGACAAAATCCATTCTCTAAAGAGATGGGTTATCAATGGGCAGATGACAAAAAACTTGGAGAACTTGGTTGGGGAGCAGATGATATTACGTCTATGAAAGCACGTACTGAATTCCACCCACAAGAGATTGAAGAGTTGTATCGTCAAGGTGCTATTCGTGCACCATATCGTGAATATCTAGCAGAACAAGAACGCTTACGCCAACAAGCAGAAGCCGAAGCTGCTAGGGTGGCACAAGCTAGAGCTGCTTCTTATGGAGGTTCTTATGAACCATCTTATAATGACACACCTAGCGTAAGCTATGAACCAGAGGTAATCACTCCAAGTGCTATGATGCATTACCAACAACCAGTATATACTGCTCCAAAACATGAGTCTATTTGGGATGGCTCTGCCATCGGCAAATTCTTCAATGGATTGGGTGGCGGTGGCAATGCTGACAATGTTCGTGATTACTATGCATCTAATCCTGCTGGCTTAATTTAAGATTATTCACCAACCCACTAGGGAGTGAAAGGAGAACGTAATGAAGGATTTTGAATTTGATTTGCAATTATTTGCAGAAGGTGAAGCTGAAGTACCTGCAACAGATGCTACACCAACAGAACCAACTGGCGATGTAGAGGGTAATGATACTCCAGCACAGCCTGCTGATTTTGATTTTGGTATTGACGAAAACGGAGATGTATTCTTCAATGGCAATCGAATGTTTGCTTTTGATGGTGATGATGAGCCTGCCCCTGAACCAGAAACGCAGGACTCTGATGAAGGACAAGCAGGGCAAACAGAACCAGAAAATGCAACACCAGAACCACAGATGTATACAGTCAAAGTTGACGGTCAAGAAATGCAAGTTCCACTTGAAGAACTTTTGAATGGCTACCAACGCCAAGCAGATTATTCTCGTAAAACACAAGCATTAGCTGATGAACGTAGACAGTTACAACAACAATACGCTCAGTATCAACAACCTCAAGTACAACCTGAACCACAAGAGCCGCAACAACCACAATTTACTCAAGCGGAATATTATAATAAACTTGCAGAGTTTGCTAAGGGAGAAGTTGAACGTAATTTAGGCGTTGAGTTTGATGAACTCAATCCAGTCCATATTGCTGCTTTAACTGATAGTGTTGCTACTATTAAAGCACAAATTTACGAACAACAATCTATTCAGAAGAATTTTGCTAACGTAGTCAACCAGTTCCGTCAAGACCCGAACTTCCAAGAAATTGACCGCTACGCTGAATGGCGTTTACAAAACATGCCTTATCAACAAGCAGTAAAAATTCAAAATGCTTTAAACAATTACGATGCTGATACAGTAGCACAGTTCATGACAGCAGCTCGTAATGAATATTACGGAATGTTGAATGCACAACATAATCAGCAAAATCCACCACAACAAGTGGTACCAAATATTCCACAACCAACTGCAAAACCAAAGCCACCTGTCCTTGAACAAGCAGGTAGTGGAACACGACCACCAACATCTGTTACGCAAGATGTAGACTTCAAGGCGATGGGTAAAATGACTAATGACCAGTTGGTACAACTATTCCAAAAGACTGGCTTGACCCAGTTATAATTTTTTGAAAGAGGTATAAAAATTGGCAGATAAAGATATGGCTGTACGTTCCTTTACCGTTGTAGGTAAAAAAGAGGACATTACTGATTTTGTTACAGCAATTGACCCTGACCAAACGCTATTAACTAATAAGTTTGGTAAAACTAAAGTTACTTCCACTGAGCACGCATGGTTGAATGACTCCTTGCGTCCTGCAATGGAAAATGCCTTCCAAGAAGCAGTTGACTTCGACTCTCAAAAGGCAAATCCACGTAAACGTGACTCTAACTATGTACAAAAATTCTTACATGGTTACTCCGTTACTGATACAACTCAAGCAATCGCTAAATATGGCGTAGCAGATGAGTTGGGTTATCAAATGGTAAAAGCGACTAAAGAAATTGGTCGTGACCTTGAATATGCTATCGTTCGCAACAAATCCAAAGTTATGGGTGATGATGCAATCGCTGGTAAAATGGGCGGTATTCCTTACTTCTTGGAAAACTTCAAAGAGGTAACTGCCGCAACTACTGGTGTATTTACACTTACAAACCATAAATTTGTAAATGGCGATGTTGTTGTATTCCGTGGTAAAGCAGGTAATGCACTTGATGCTAACTTGAAAGCTAACACTCAATACTTTGTAAAAGTTATTGATGCTAATACTTTCAACATTTGTGCAACTGAACAAGAAACAACTGCAACTGCACCGACTGTTATTAAACCTGCCGCTGCTGTAGCCGCTGGTAAATGCGAATTAACTTCTGGTAACGCAGTAGATGCTGGTGCTATTACTGGTGCAAACGCTGGTAAATTGACATTCGACATTATCAATGATGCTATGCAAGCAGCTTGGTCCCGTGGTGGTTCCATTGATTTCGCTGTAATGTCTGGTAAAAACAAACGTGTATGCTCTGGTTTCACTCAAGGTACTACTAAAAACCGTGAACAAACTTCTAAAGAATTAGTAGAAGTTGTAGATGTATTGGAAACAGACTTCGGTCGTATCGACTTAGTTTCCCATCGTATGTACACAGATGACGTAGTAGACTTAATCGAAGCACAATACTGGAAATTGGGTTATTTAATTCCATTCCATGTTGAAAATGGTTTGCGTAAAGGTACTTACAAATCTAAATACATCACTGGTGATGCTACTTTAGAATGTACTGCACCTATTGCTAACGCTCGTATTTACAACATCACAAAATAATAAATGATATGGGGAGGGCGACCTCCCCTATTTTTTTTAGGAGGTACTATGAATATAGGTACACAAGTAGAAATTGACCCTAAAACTGGTGATTGGAAAATCAAACAAACATATGATGAAGGTGTAGTACTTCGTGAATGTCAACGTATGCGTGATAGCATGGAAGAAGGTCGCATTCATGATGGTAAAGCTAAGAAAATTGCAATGATACCACGCCACAGATTTGCCACTGATTTTGAATTGATGCAATATCAACAATGTCAAGGCAAAGATAACATTGAAGCAGCTAAATGGCTTAATATCTGGTTGGCTAAAAATCCAGAATTCCGCACTACTAATACAATCTACTCTGAGAATACAGGTAAAATTATCAAATCTACAGCTAAATACGGAGGCGTTTAATGATTAGAGTACAAGCCATCGTTGAAAGTATTTTATACAACTTAGATGAGGCATATAATCGTCAACACTCTAACAATGAACTAATTGATGCAATTAATACCGTATTGCGATATGTAAACTTATCCCTTATCAACGTCGAGAGCTCTTATATTGCTAATAAAGTACCTCTAAAGCCGAATAATGGCGTTGCTAAGTTACCAAGTGATTTCGGTAAATTTGACTCCATAGAAGAAGATACAAATGATACTTATGAAATCATGGGTAAAAAAATATATATCAAGAACGATACTACCTTAAAATACTATCGCATCATTGATGAAGTTGAAGATGTGACAGATGAGATTGATTTGCCTCCAATTTTATTTGATTTATTTGTACGCTTTGCTACTATGTTACTCCGTAAAGAGCCTGATAAAACAGGAGGTTCTGACGGTATGGCTAAAATGATTGCTGATGAAATCAAAAAAATGACAGCCAGTGATGCTAGTAGACCAATTGAGCGACCTATGCAGTTTTATGTATAAGGAGTAAGCATGAAAGTAAAAGAAATGTTGATTTTGGCACGGCAACGTCTTGGTGATATGCAGAAGACTTCCTACTCTGATATTGAGTTAATCTATTGCCTCAATAATGCAATCGACCGCTTATCCTATGAATTATCTCATCAAAATGACCCTGAATTAACAAAAAAATTAACATTAACTGGCACAACTGAAGTTAAAAGACCAGATGATTTTATCGCATTCCAAGGTCAATTCCCTGTTGAGTTTGAATATAGAGTTGATGGTCCTATTATGAAACACCTAGACCCAGAATTTGATGGTGAATTAGAGGTTGTATACTATGTTGCAATGCCACATGTTAAATCTCTTGAAGATGAAATTCCATTCAAACGTGTTATGTTCAATAAACAGTTATTGCAATTCTTGTTATATGAAGCTAAACCTTCCCTTGAAAAAGAAGGTCAAAATAGCAATACTACACCTGCTGACCAAGGCTAGGAGGTAATATGACAGTAAAAGAATTAATGAATAAAGCAGCATTACGAAACCGCTTATCTGATAGTATTGAAAGTGGGTACGATGACGATGAATTGATTGCATACTTTAATGATGCAATTGATTTTGTATGGCATGTACTTATCGACAATAATTATTATGAGGTTATCGGTGATATTACTTTCACACAAAAGGAAACACCTACACCTGATGACTGGTATAAGGCAACAAACCAAGCACCATTGCTTTTGAAAAACAAAGGTAAAACAATTGAATGTTATGGTGAATTACCATATACAGTTCGATACTATCGCAGACCTCAATTTGTATCTACGGTTAATGATGAATTGCCGTGGACAAACGAAGCATTCTCTAACATTCTTGCTCAATTGACTATTGTATTCGCAATGAGTAATCATGAATTCGATATGACAGTAGAACAAGACTTTGTGGAGGCTATTATTAATTACTTATAGGAGGATAAATGGACAAACAAAATAACCTACCATCTACGATAAATGGTGATGGTCGTAAATTTATCTCCTTGCTAAAAGGGTATTTAAACGATATTAAGGCTTCTTTAGAAGACCAAATCAACGAAGCTACAAAGATTTGGAATGGTATTGCTGACAACCCTGATACTATATCTGAACAAGTCCGTAATATTACTATAGATGAACGCTCTGTAAATGGGAGTGTATCTCTTATTTTGAAATGGGATAGCACTCCTATCAAACAATATGCAGGCGTAAGTATAGATGTTAAAGTTGGTGATTTCCACGATACAGTAGACCAATTTGCTGATAAGCAGGTCCATCAACATTACGATACAGGCAAAACAAATATCTTTACAATACCAAACGTAGAGATTGGTAAAAAGTATGAATTCGCAATCCGTGGTAGAGATATTCGTAACGCCCTTTCTGAAAAAGCTAGAGCACCTGTTACGTATTATTATGTATCTGAGCAAACTCATGTACCAGAAGCTCCGTATGAAGCAACTGTTGTATTTGATAAGCGTGGTGCTTATTGGTCGTGGAAACAAAGACCACAAAATGACTATCAATGGACAGAACTACGTTTAGATGAGCATGTAGGTGAGTTGCATAACAGGTTAGATTTGACTACTGATTGGCACTCTACTGCTAAACCGTATGCACGTGTTGGAACTGGCTATATCTATAATAAGGGTGTGGGTAATTCGTATTCAGTACCTGCCAAAGTGAATTATAGCAAGGCTGTTCCTGCTAAACCAACACAATTAGTAGTTAAGCCTGTTATTGAAGGTCTTAATATTACCTTTGCTAGTATCCCAGAAGACTGCACAGGAGCTATTGTTTATGTTAATAATGAAGAGAACTTTGTGGTGGATAACAGTCTTAATTACCTCTGTTCTACTGGCACTTACACTGTTAAGGTTTGCTACACTGATATTTTTGGTAATGGCGAAATGTCTGACCCAGTAACTATTAGTACTATCGAAGAAATACCAATCGAAATGCTTAATAAAGAAAAGCTAGGTATTAATGCTATTAACCAAGGTATTACAGATATTAATAATGCAAGAAAAGAAATTGACAAGAAGATTGGTGGATTACAAACATCGCTAACTTCTATGAATGGTATTATTGATGCCAAAGTTAAAGATGCTAAAGACACTGCGGAAAGTAGATTAACAGCTACCGCTAAAGCAATCAACTCTACTGTATCAAATAACTTTAATAATTTACAAACTAGCATTACACAAGTTGCTAATAGTATTGAACTTAAAGTTAAAGCTGGTGTTGATAAATTAACTGGTCAAGAGATTGTATCTCGTATTAACTTAGCTCCAGATACAGTAAGTATTTCTGGTAAGTATATTCATATCACTGGTCAAACTGTATTTGATAACGGTGTAATTGTTGCTAAACATATCGGCGATAAAGCTATCGTAGGCACTAAGATTGCAGATGGTGCCATTACTACTGATAAGCTAGTAGCAAATGCTATCACAGGCGACAAAATTGCAGGTAACGCTATTACATCTGATAAGATTAAAGCTGGTTCTGTAACAGCTACACAAATTTCAACCAATGCGGTAACAGCCGAGAAAATCAAAGCTGGTTCTGTAACAAGTGATAAAGTTGTAGCAGGAGCTATTACTGGTGACAAAATTGCAGGTAACAGTATTAGTGGTGATAAAATCCAAGCAGGTGCTATTGATACTAATAAACTTAAAGCAGGGGCTGTAGATGCTGACAAGATTAAAGCAGGTTCTATTTCTGGTGACAAATTAAATGTCAATAGTTTGTCTAGTATCAGTGCTAAAATTGGTACTTTAAGGACAGCTACTACTGGTGCTAGAACTGAAATCCGAGATAATTTAATTGAGATATACGACGAAAATAATCGCCTTAGAGTTAGAATGGGGGTATGGAAATAATGGAAATCATTTATGGAATACTAATTGTAGTTATTCTCATCTTTGCTATTTACTACTATAGGAGAAAAAAGATGCTAGAAATTTATGACAAAGATGGTAATTTATCTTATGATATCACAAAAAATGGGCTTAGAATTCTAGGTGTGTATACATCTACAATTTTATCGGGCGATATAACAATACCAATTAAAACAAAGCCCAACGAGAAGGTTAGCGTTGTGGTAGGTGCTTCCGCATTCAAAGAATATTATGGCTCTGCTATAGTAAAAGTCAATAGTATTACTCAGTCTGCTGTTCATTGCACGGTAGAAAGCACCGCAAAAGCACATATACGTGGTGATAAAACTACAACAGGATTTGTCCGTGTTATTGTATTAGGGAGTATGTCATGAGTAAATATTTAGAAGTTAATAATAATAAAGGTGTTATCATAGATGACAACACTGAAATTAACACGATTGTTCCATACAATCCAACAGTAGATACTTTTACTGAAGATGGTCAAACATATTCTAATAAAGGTATTATTGAAATGGGTGATATCGTAGGGTATTATGGTATCGGAAGACTAATGACGACTGGTCCTTATTTATTAGCTAGAGCTACGGAATTTATTAATAGTGCTCGCTTATATCTTAGTGAATTAGAGTCTGACACACTTGAGTCGTGGAGCAAGGTTGGTGCGTCATACAGACCTAGTACATCTAATAAAAACATGAAAATTACAGGAAATTTAAAAAGACCAAACGAGATGAGAACAACACCTTTGAGATATTTTGCTTTTAAAGATGATAATCCTACTGGCAATGTTGGACTACAGGCATTTGATGAAAGTGGGAAATTAATCTTTGACTCTAATAAACACTATACAAGTGTTATTGATGTAATTAATTTTAACAAATTTAGTGGAGATTATAATAAAGAATATAAGTACGATGTTCCTATTATTATTATACCAGTTTCTTTATCTTCTTGGTTCCAAGTGCGATATTCAAAAGGCTCGGCTGGGCTTGTTAATCGTTCTATTATCAAAAAAACATTTGTGCAACAAACATCGCCATATAGTTTTAATATTGGAGTGTTAGAAAAGTCATGCGACTTCGCTCCAGCTCGTGATAATCAGTATGATACAAATGGTCAGGAAAACACAAGCATTTTGGTGATAGACGCTACATCTGTATTTTCTCAATTAGAAAAATAATGGAGGCTTAATGATTGAAATAATGCTGCCACCACCAAGGGATAGCATTCTTTCCTATTTGTATCATAGTGCACCAGATAATGCTGTCTATGATATTATTTTCTGTATTTTAGCCGTAACAATTCTATTATTGATAGATATTCTATTACGGTTTGTAATTGAACTTGTTGAATACAACAAAGCAGTTGGTAAAGAATGTACCGCATGGAATATGTTTAAAGCGTTATTCCTTGGCTGGGGGACTGTTACTCTCTCGAATGGGAAAACAAAAAGATTTTTAGTAAGTAAAGCATTCCGTAAGTCTTTATTTTCTAAGGTGTCTTTTGAATATCCTATTTTCTTCACTCTAGCAGCTACAGCATGGTCATTACCTGATGTTCCTGTTATGGGATTTAGAATAGATGCATTACTCTCAATGCTATTTATGTTAGCACCGATGTTATGTGAGATTGTATCTATTATCGAAAAATTAAATGAGTTAGACGCAGAAGCCTTTAAATGGTTTAAGGCGTTACGTGAATTTATCAAGGAAACCAAAGAGGTGATAAAATCTTGAAGCGTATTCTTGAAATGTTAATGTATGAGAATGGGGGTTTATCCCTCACTCGTACAATTTCTGTCTTGTTTGTATTGCTATTTATTGGTGTTACAATTTACTTAGTATTTTTTGATGCTAGATGGGACCATTACGAAACACTTGCTACTATGGCGGCAGGTGGTGGTCCGATGACACAAGTTGCTAATAAATTAATCAACTCTAAATACAATTCAGGCATTGGAACTTATGAAGAAAGGAAAGGAGCTGAATAATGGCAAAGTTTAAATCTACTGTACCAGTATATGACATTACCGT